CAAACGGCTGATGTCAGCAATAGTGGTCCACCTCGACATGGCAACCGCCCGGAATGCAAAAAGGCCCGAGCACTTGCGCGCTCGGGCCTTGGATTCCTGGCGGAGAGAGGGGGATTCGAACCCCCGGTCAGCCGCTTGAATACGCCATCTACTCGCGTATGTTGCGATAAAGTTGCGAATTAATCGACGCCAGGTTCACGCTCGTACTTCTCGCACAGGTAGCTGCTGTTCCGCAGCCCAATCTCGCACCCAACCACCACGGCAAAGAACTTGTTCGATGGGTGTCCCTCCAGGCCCATGATGGCGCGTGAGCACGTGCAACAACTCCGCCCCCATGATGGGCGCGGGCCGTAATGCTTTGAATCTGGGGACGGCGGACTGCCGCATACGCCTTCATTCATACTGTACAAATATACAGCACCCTGATCACAGCACCGAATCAGATATTGATCCACCGCATACCCCCTGCGCGGAGGGTACGGGCCATCTCGACATCTGATTGAAGACGCCCTATTCTTTGTCGCGGCAGGTTATCGAACCTCAGCCCGATAAAACCAAGGAGGGGAAATGTCGAAATTCAATGAATATCTGGATCGGATTCCCCCTCTGGTGGGGATACTGTTTGCTGCCATTATTGCGGCGGTTATCTATAGCGCCGTCCAGATACAGAGCGTTCAAAACTGCCTAGAACGCGCGCAAGTCACTGGCAGGCCTAGCGAATGCAAACAAAGCGTCTGGTTCAAGCTTTTCTGAACTCCGGCGCAGCGCGTCAAGCCAGCGCTTGAATAACACGCGCCAACTTGTGATCTTCGACGTTCGGCATTGGCCAAGCCGCGCGGCCTATTTCGATCAGAGGCGCCGGATGCTGCCATGCGCGCAGCATGCGCGGCACGAGCGGCACCACGTCCTGACCATTCCGGTACAGATTGACCTGCACGCCATGCGCAGCCAGTAGCGTGGCCAGAGTACCGTCGGCGCTGACCCGCGGTGGCTCGAAGCCGTAGACGGCGCGCGGCGGCTTGCCGGCGACACAGAGCTGGGCGGCGAACAGTATCGCCAGCGCGGCCCCTTCACTATGCCCAACCGTCACGGCCGGCGCCGGTAGCGCCAGCAATGGCGCGCTGATCGAACTGAACGCCTTCCAGAAGCCGTGATGCAAAGCGCCGAAGCCGTCGACGTGCACCGCATCCGTATCCAGGTCAGCCAGCCAACAGGCCAAGTTGTCCGAGCCGGGGAAGGCGACCGCATCGCCCTCCACGATCGCGCGCGCTGCGCTTGACGGCGCACCGATCTGCGGCTGCAACTGATAGGCCCGCTGGGCCAACCTGGCGTAGTCCTGCGGTGTCATTTCGCGGCAGGCTCGGCAGCCGCTGGAGCGGGGCTCGCCACGCTGGACGTCGGCGCCATCTGAATCGCAATGTTGAACGCCAGCACACCGGTATCGATCGCCGCGTCGGCCGCATTCTTCTTGTCCTGCGGCAGCGAGGACGCATCCACCAAGGTCTTGATCAGCGGCAGCGTGGCATTGACGATCGACTGAAGGCTGGTGTCGGTCACGGTCGCGCCGGCCGCGCACACCTTGGCGATTGCGGGCTCGACATCTTTGTCCAGCGTGTTGGCCGCACCGCCAGTGAAGACGTTGTCGGCCTTCAGGATGGCGATTTCGCCTTTGGCAGCGCCGCAGGCGATCGAAACCTGCTGATCAAAGGTAAGTTGCGGCGCGCTGGCGCAAGCGGCGAGGACGGACGCGGCGATGCCTGCCGCAAGCAGCATGATGAAACGCTTCATGGTGGAACCTCTAGGGATTGAACTGCAGGAGGGAAGGCGGAGTTATTGCCCGGCCGTGGAGGCCGAGGATGGCGCGGCGTCCGACTTGGCTGCCGCCTTGGCGCTGGCGACGTTCAGCGCCGCATGCGCGCCGGCAACGATGGCGCCTGCGATGAGGGATGAAACACTGGCCGGAACCGGCACATGGAAGATGAGGCCGAGTGCCCATTCCACCGCCGGCATCAGCGTGGCAGTGGAGATGGCGACGCCACCGGTTGTAATGGCCGAGGTTTTGTTCATGATTGCTCCGGGTTGTTGACCTCATCCGGCGTGAACACGAAACCCACCTTGCGCGGGTACGCCTGGAAGATGTAGGTCGGGAAACTGCGGTGATGGATACCGTGCGTCGGTGAGCGGTGGAACTTCATCGCGACAGGCAACATGTTCTGCATGGAGTCGACAAACAGTTCCGGGCGCGTGGGGTCGAACGCTTTCCAGTCGAACCCACGGATCTCGGCGAGCTTGCAGATCAGCCACACCAGCGACTGCTCCGCGGGAAAGGTCTTCCCTGTCGGCTGATCGGTATGCGGGTCGAGCACAGGCAACTCGGTAACTTCGCCGAGAGCGACTCCGCGCACTTTTTCCCAGTCGACTGCATCCGAATCCGCCCACTCGCAGAACAGGTGGTGGTATTCCGGGTTGGGCTGGCCGCTGATCGCGCAAACTAGCCCAGCTTTGTGCCCTTCGACCTTGGTATGGCGGAACGTGGGCGACTCGGTGCGTTGGGTGTGGTCCGGGTAGTACTCAGCTTCGACGATGGTCTCGGTGACCAGGTGCTCGCCATGTGGTGCTGTATTGACGGCCATGCGGCCCTCCAGAAATGCAAAAGCCCCGCGCTAGGCGGGGCTGTAGGTTTTATGGTCGTTTATCGCTCAGGACATAAACAGCTTCTGTTCCGCCTCGCGTCGTAGCGTCAGGCCGCGCAGGACAGCGCCGCCAGCCTTGTTCCAGCGCGGGAACTCAGAAGCAGCGCCTTGCGCATCTCCTGCGTTCAGCTTGCGCAGAAGCGTCGATGAGCCAAGATTCCCGAGCCCGCAGTTGAAGGCAAATGACACGAGGGCGTCGAACTGGCCTTGCGTGACGGGAACCCCAAGCAGCGCGGAGACTCCCTTTTCGAAACGCTGCAGGTCTGCTGCTAGCAGAGCATCGGCCTGCTCCTGCGTGACGACCATTCCGAGCCACACGTTGCCGGTGTGGCCCCATCCGATCGTGAGAACGCCAACGGCATCGCGATAAGCAACAAGCCGGCATTTCTCGAAACTCTTGATCAGCGCGATGCCGGCGGCCGACGTTTTCATCTGATCAGCCATTTTTCGCCCCTGCTGCGATCTGGCGGGCGTCGTCTGCCAGCTCGGCAACGATCTCTGGCAGGTCTTTGTCCTTGCGCTTGTTCAGGAAGTTGAACACCCAGCGCACGATCGTCCAGCCAGGCAGCCCACACGAAAAGTAGATGCCACCCAACGCCATGGCCCCGTTGGTCGTGGTCATCCATGAGGCAAGCCCGAAATACTGGATCGCCGCAGCGCCGCCGCAAAGGCTGGCCACCACCGTCGAGATCAAAGCGACTGCCCATTCACCGCGATTCTTAGGCAGCGTCATCACCATCACCACAATCGTCGCAAGCACGCTCGCACCTCCCGCCACGGCGGCCGGGCCGCCCAAGGCTTTGAAAGCCGCGGCACCCGCTGCCCCTGCTGCTGCGCTGCCGCTTATTGGTTCGGACATTCATACCCCCGGGGAAAGAAAAAGCCCGCTCGCAGCGGGCTGGTTTAATGTTCTTGACTTGGTACCCATTGGGTACTACGATGTTCATCACTGAGCCGCGCATTCCGTGCGGTTCGACACTCCGAAAGGAACGCCACCATGAAGAACTTTCTTCGTGCGCTTTTTCGCGCCATTAAGGAATCCCGTGCAATACAAACCGCCCACACCCGTGGAACTGGAGCGATTCAAAGTCGAGCTGGGCAAGAGCAGCGGCGAGATGGCCGATCTGTTCGGTCTAGCCAACGGACGCCAGTGGCGCCGCTATCTTTCCGAGGATCCGGCGAATCGGCGCGACATGGGCATGCATATGCTGTTCTTCGCAATCGCCCGTCTCGAACTGGACGACAAAGCCATCGAGCGCGTGCTACAGCGCATGCGCCAAGTCGGCGCGGTCATCGATTTGGCACAGGATGGCGAGCCGCAGCCGTAGCGCTGTGCACACTGCTGGCAGCATCTGGCGCCAGCGCTCAGGACTGGATCCGGCCTGAAGTTGGCATCGGCGCCTCCCTCTACAGCAAAGGCCCCGACGGGCTCTACTTCCAGCAGCCTTTTCCGCATCAGATGCGGCTGGAAGTGCCTGCCTTCGAAGTGGGCTTCACCGGGCCCATCTATCAGCGTGGCTCGTGGGGCGTCGACTGGCACGCCAATTGGGCATGGCTCGGCTCGGTCAAGACAACCGCCATGGCCGTGCCGCTGGATGCCAACTACAACACCGCGATGAAGAGCTGCAATGGGCAGTGTCTGCCTCTGGCCAAGTACGTCGGCAGCGGGCACGCGCAGGCTTTCATGCTCGCACTGGAGCCCCACTACGATTACGGCAAATGGCGGTTTGGCGTTCAGTTCGGCCCGACCCTCTACAAATCGACGTGGTCGATCGACGTGAGCGACATCCGCTACAGCCAGACCGCTGACCCGCAGAATCTAAGCGGGTCAAACCAAGACGGATGGCGCTTTGGCACGGTCGTTGGCGCGTCCGTCGCGTATGGTCAACTCTCAATCGCCTATCAGCACTTCTTCATGAAGCCGAGCAGTTCGAACCTTGCGCCTCCTGTATGGCACTCGGTCGACCTGATCATGCTCCGGTACCGGTTCTGACCGCGCTTCATGTGCCAGGCGTAACCCAGTTGGACGTCAGCCACGCAGGCATTGAGTTGTAGTAGGCCACGTAAAGCGGATCATCAGACGCGACGACGCACTGGTTGGGGAAATTCGTCGGGTCTTGGGGAAAATGGTTTGGGTCGGTGGCGACCCCGAAATACGCCTGCAGAGCGGTTTTCTTTGCATCCGTGTATTGCGAGTAGATCAGGGTCGTCATTTTCAACCTTAGATGTCGTAGGCCGCGACAATCATCGAGAACGACGGCGTTCCGGACGGGTTGCTTGCCTTGTACCAAGCGGTTTGCGCGGTGTAGATGTCCAGATCGAACGGCATGCTGGTGCCGTTGCTGGCCACCACCGTCGTGCTGACGTTGGACTTTGCGCCGGCTCCGTTCGCATCGCTCGCCACCTGGAACAGTTGGGTAACGCTCGCCACGCTGGTGAGTGACGAAATGTTGCCGCTCACGCGCACAGCGTTCTGTGGAATGCCGCCGATTGCAATCGGCGTCCAGCTTGCCGCCGTCGTCGCAGTGGTGAAGCCACCTGCACTCACAAGCGAAATGCGGCGATCGCGTTGGACTCCCTGAACGAACTGGCTGCTGCCGTTCGTCGGCCACACGCTCACCAGTGCCGACGCGGTGTAGCCGGAAGGCATGTTGGCGCCGCCGTACACTTGCGGGGCGACTGCCGACGTAGCATTCGTGGCCAGCAGCGCCGCGGTACTTGTGGTCGGGTTGTAGATGGCATAGAGCGCCACATAGCCGCTCACCGGCGCAGTGCCAGTGTCCATGCCGCCCGCGCCAGTCGTCGCGAGGTTGATCGTCTTGTTGAAGCTGGCCAGGCGAATCGGTGCCCCGCCAAGAGCCGTCTCCACAACGATCTCATCCGCCGTCATCGTGGCCGATGCAGACGCGGTCGCGACCGACATCTTCAGGTTGCGCACAGTACCAACGACGCCGCCGGTCAGGTCCGCAAAAGCGGTCGTGGCCAGCTTCGTGCTGTTGTCGCCAGCCTGAGGCGTCACGCCAGTGGACAGCGTCTGTCCGGCGCTCACCCAGCCGTTCGTGCCGTTCGACACAAACTGCACGGCTTCACCGGGATTGAGCGTGAGGCTGTTGGCGCTGCTGCCCTGCCCGAACGAGAGCGTATCCGTGCCATTGCGCGCGACGGTGGTTGAACCGCTGGACTGCATGTACGTCACGCTGATGCTGGTGCCGTTCGGGCAGTTTGCTGCCGGCGGCAGCGTGACGGTCTGGCCGGTCGCTGTGACGTTGACCAACGCGCCCAGCGCGGCAGTAGTCAGGGTGGTCGAAATGGTTACAGGTTGGACGCCGGAAAACCGCTCACCCACCGCCGCCATGAAACCGCCCATCGGCGCGTTGACCAAGTTCGGGTAGGCCGAGATGTTGCCTGCGGTGATCGTGCTCTGGCCGTTCGCCACGGTGATGACGGCGATGCCGACGTAGCCCGTCGTAACGGCTGGCGTGGTCTGCGTGCCAGTCGTCGCTGCGGTACCCGCCACGAGTTGCAGCGACACTTGCCCGGCGCGCGTCGTCGGCTGCGACGTGCCGTTGCCGCCCGGCCCGTTGAATGCCTGCGACGGGTTCGCGCTGTTGTAGTACGGCAGAACCGTGTTGTTGATGTCGTTGTCCAGGTACGTGGCCTGGATCAGGTAGTTCTGGCTGTAGCCGACCGTGCTAGGTGCCGTCAGGGCAAAGGACTGCGCGTCCAGCAAGATGCCCTGCTTCAGGATGCTGTGAGTAGTGTCCAGCGGAATGGCGCTGTATGCCGTGCCGTCGACGTTCGCAAGCTGATAGATCTGCCCCGGATTGATGTTGACACTCATCGATGCCGGGGAAGTCGGGGCGCAGCTCAGACCCGAGATCAGGGTTGCGGTGCCGAACAGATCGCTGCACAACTTCGCCAGGCCGATCATCGCCTGCTTGTTGGTGGTGAGCAGGTCGGTCGTTTGCGGAACCTGGCCGCTATAGATGATCGAACGATCCAAGATCTCTTCTCCGAAATGAAAAAGCCCGGCGCTGGGCCGGGCTTGTCGTGGGATTGGGAACTGCTCGCGTCAGGAACTGATGCGCGTCCAGATGGTGGTTGCGACGGGTCGCACCGCCTCGATGGCGGCATAGATGTCGGCGTCCGATACGTTGTTGCTGCTCATGCTTGGGTCGGTGTATTCGCCTTGCGACGGGGTGCTGTAGCCTGTGGGCGAGAAACCGTAGCCGGCCACGCTCGGAATGCCCGATCCGTACGGCCGGTAGGCGGTCACGAAGGCCTGATAGGTCAGCGATACCTGCCCGTACGCTCCCGCTACGCTGTAGCCGCTGTTCGGCGCACCGTAGGCGCCTGTGTCGGCCGGCCGGCTTGGTTCAATGATGGTCGGCGCACGCCCCGTCAGGTCGGTCAAAACCTTGACGATGGCATTGCGGGTGCCGCGCTCGCGAAACAGGTTCGCAATGATGTTGGCGCGGAACGACGCATCGGACTGCCCCGTCTTGCGCTGGAGCGTAAGGCCGAAAAAGTCCGACGCGATCATGTCCAGCCACCCATCGGTAGCCGTCTTGATCCGGGTCTGCAGCCGCGCGTACACCAACAGCGCGTAGAAGTAGGCCCATCCGTACGCCAGCCCTTGCAGTAGTCCGTTCAGGATCGGCGAGCTGGCAGCATCACCAAACCACGGCGGCAACTGCGCGCGCAGACGCTGGTAGAGGTCTTGTTGATCGCCCTTGGCCATCAGGTCACCGTGATCGAGCCTGCCGTCGTTTTGATGACCTGCAGGCTGGTTGCCGCCAAGTCGCTGGCGCCGCCGTTGAGTAGAACGCTCGTGACGTTGGTCACTGCTGGCGAGGCGTCATAGGCGACCTGCGCCAGGCGCGAATACGTCAGGCTAGTTCCCAACGGCAGCGTGTTGATGTAGTTGAGCAGCGCGGTTTGAACCAGCGCCGTGATGGCGCTGTGCGTATAGCCCGCGGCAGTGGCGACCGTCATCGAAATGGTGGCGTTCACCACCACGGGCGCATACACGTAGAAGGTGCTGGTGATCGGCCGCACTGCATCTATGGCATTGCTGACACTCGACAGCAGCGTAGAGGGCGGCGCGCCCGTGCCGTCATCCACGATCACGATGAACGTGCCGTTCTGGGTCAGGCCGGCATAGGTCTGGTTCTCGAGAATGACGTAGGTCAGACCCTGCTTGACGCCCGCGATGGCCGCGCCGACAGCCGCCTTCGTCGCCTTCGACAGGCTGGCCACGTAGGCAACGAAGCGCGTGCGCACAGCGGCGTCTGATTCTGCATCGGCGCCATTGACGAATGCCGCGGCATTGGTGACCGTGTCGACGCCAGAGATCGCGCCAGCGATGACCGTTACCGATCCGGCGACAGCGTTACCGGCCGCCCCGAACGTCACGGCCGCCACCGGCACCGACACGCTGGCAATGCCCGCGGCGATCACATAACCGCCAAGGGCAGCGCTGTACGCAGAGTTCGTTGTGTCAATGGTCACCGTGAACTGCTGCGTGCCGTCGGCGGTCTGGACAGTCGCGCCGATCGGCACCAGAACCTGCTGCGTGGTCGTGAAGCGGGAGAACGTGACGATGCCAGTCGCGGCCACGGCGGCCAGACGGGCAAAGCCGAAGTCGGCCGTCCACGAATCAAGGTCGGTGCCGCTCGACGTTGACGCGCGCGTGAGAGCAAGCACCTGCATCAGCAGGCCCTGCAGCCATACCACCAGTGCAGCATTCGCCTCAACCACCGCGCGCAGCACCGAGCCAACTGTCAGGTCTACCAGCACCTTGGCGTAGCCTTGGATTGCCGCTACTTGGTTCCGGACGAGCGAGACCCAATCCTGCGTTTGAATGCTGGCCATGTCACTTGTTCACGGAGAACTTGAGGGTTACGGGATTGCGCGTGATGGCGCTCGTGTACCGGATATGCACGCTGACGCCGTTGGTGATCGCAGCAACATCGACTTGGGGCTCGGGGGTCTGGGCGACGCCCTCTTCCATCTTGACCTGCGAGCGGATCAGACCGCGAAGCGCGCCGACGTCGAGCGCCTGGCCGATCTTCTGCGGCAGGCCGGCGCCGTAGTCCGGATGGAAGATGTAGTCGCCAGGGTTCGTCACCAAGCGGCGGACGATGCGCTCCTGTGTGCGCGTATCCCCATTCACCATGCCGATGTCGCCCGTCGGAGACGTGCTGATGTCGCCCCCCACCCAGTGGTTGACGTCGTTTAGTTGCTGCTGGGTCATTAGCCACCCTTGACGGTTGTCGTGATGTGCGATGAACCCATTTGCTGGTTCGGCCCGAGGGTGTTGCCGCCCTGAGGATCAGGGTGCGTATGGTTGTTGAACAGCGACATAAAGGCCGATGTAACGAACGCCAGCAGGGACTGGCCGCTCGCACCCAATTGAATGGACGGCGCGGTGATGTTTGCGGACCCGCCGGCCTGAACGTTCACGTTGCCAGTGGCCTGGATGTTGATCGTTGGACCAGATGCATCGATCTCGACCTGGCTATTGATGAGCAGCTTGCCGTCATTGGTCAGCTTCACGTACGCGCCAGACTGATGCGACAGGAAAAACTCGCCCGACTTTGCGCCGGTCGGCCGCTGCGCGTCGCTGAACAGCCGGCACGTGATGAAGCCGTTCTCAACTTCGCCATCGATGAATTGGACGATCACTTGATCGCCGATGCTCACCGGTGCGTCAAGACCCCATCCGTTGCCAACCCATGGCGTGCAGACAGGCAACCACCCGGTAAGCGAGTTGTCCGGCTGGTCTGGATCAATCGGCTGGAGTCGCACACGCGCGGATGCTGTGCCGGGATCGTAACTTGTCACGATGCCGGCTTTGCTGTGCGACTTGCCGGACTGAGCCATTTCCGCCGCCAGCGCCATTTGATTGCGTAGCTGACCAATCATATCGATGGCACCGTCTCAGGATTGATGTTCTTGGCAGAGATGTCCATGACGTACCCCTCGTCAATGCTCATGGATCGAGACAGGCCGTCAACGTAGTAGTCCTGAT